TAGAATAGAAGTAGATGAAGGTTATAACGGACCCATCTACTAAAGAGTATTCGGACCTCGTTTTTGAAGGTTTGGATGAACTAGAAATTGACGAAGAGGAAACGGGTTTGTCCGACAAACCATGGACGCAGACTAAAAAGAGTAACAAGCGCCGACGAGGGCATAGATTTTCCGACGACGACTGGGAAGAGCAAAATAAGGCTCGACAGAAGTACCTGAAAGAATGGGAGGAGGATTTGCGCTACGCTAAAGAGTTGGCAGACGAGGGGATGTAGTGCCGGAAGCAGAAGTATTTGACATTATTTCCCGTTTGGGAGGATTGGTAGTTTTGGCGGGGGCGTTACTGACCGGTATCGTCATGACAAAGGCAGCGCATGAAGCAGTTATGAAGGAACGTGATAAGACTGACATTTTAGCATCAGCTCGTCTTGAGGATCAAAAGACGGTCAACAAGGAGTTAACTACTGCGCTAACCAATACCTCGGATGCTCTTAGGCGCTTAGCCGACGCATGGGAAGCACGTAACCGGGCAGAGGCCGATAAAGGAAGCTAATGTTGCATCGGATCAGACGACAGGCTAAGAATGGCGATAAGCCAGATGATGAGAAGCAGATCGAGTTAGATGCTTATAAGGCGTTGCGAGAAAGCCGAAAGCAAATGCATCGCGCTTCTGGTATCTTACAGGATGAAGTCGTTAGGATAGATAAAATATTAAGCAAGGGAGCAAGAGTATAATGCTTCAGGTGATACTCGACTGGATATTCATACTGTTCCCTTTTGTTGGGTATTATGTTACTTATGTACACTATAAGTGGTGGCAGACTTATAAGCCTTCACCCTTAATTCGTCACTTGCTAATCTCATCTATCGCAGTCGATACTGGCGCTACCATCATCGGTTTCTTGGCCTTGTGTCAGTTGCTAAATATTGAACTCGGTGATACTATACCTGCGTTACTGGTATCTTTGGCCTTAGTAATTACTCTTGGTGTGAAGGTTTATCGTCGTTTTGATTTACGTGCGCTAGACCGACCGGATATGGACTTAGAACAAAGAGTTGAAACACAAAATCAGAGAGAAGATAGACAGTTTGGTGAGGAGAGACGCGCACTAGAACTAGAGCACGCCGAAGATCAAGTCGTCATTGCGGAAGCCGCTGTAGATGCTGGGTATGCAGAAGGTGTAGAAGCTGGTCGAAAGGAAGAGACAGGGAAACAGGCCGAAGACCGAGAATTTGGTGACAAGAGACGTATTTTAGAGCGCATTCACTTAGATGAAGAGTAATAAGTGGTTAGACGGTAGACAGCAGGATATGTGGCCCAACATACAGGACCATATCGGATGGGTTGTACAAACTGCCGGTCCTGTTGACCTTGCACTAGAGGGTTCGACGGCATCATGGAATACGGGTAGATTACAAAGGTTGCCTGCTGGTTTCCCAATGATTCTGAAAGACGTAACCCCTGAAGGTTACGCATTCGGATACCACCATGATAACGGAGTAATGAGAATGCCAGTGGAATTGCTAATTCCTTGGAGGAAGTAGGAGTTTAGGATGGCTTACGAGACGGAAAAGGCGAAACTTTATCAAAGGATCGAACAGCTTACTGGGATCAGCCGCAAGATCGACCCTAGGCTTGAGAAGATTGCCGAGGATCGGGCACTAGAGGCTAGGTTTCAGGTGGGAACCACTGGTGCAACCCCTATTTCCCACCCTCTAGACCAACTAAAGGCTCGTACATGGCCCTTACAGGGCACCTTTAAAGGCGTGTGGGAGAATGCAACGTGGCACTACTATCCTCCGGTATGGGTTGATCCTATCGATGCCCTAATAGATGCTATGTTACCTGATGGTACTAAGGTAGGCTGGTGGAACTCTCAGGCTCACAAGGACAATCTTCTCAATGTCGATGCCACGACACAGGGGATTGGATTATTTAAAGTCCACATTGCTCCAACGATGGCTGATCGCTGGTACGCGATCCATATATTTACGAAGGATTTGAACATGGATGTTGTAGTAGTAAATGGAAAGAACTTCCCTGACGCACTAGCAGCGGGACCTTTCGCCGCGTCACTGGGGGCACCAATTCTTTTGGTAGAGCCAACCCGTATCCCGGCCTCTACGATGACTTATTTGCAAGAGACAGTCATTGCACGTATCTTCATCATTGGTGGGGAAGGTGCAGTCAGTAGTGGGGTTGCATCGCTTTTGGCAGGGCAGGCCAACCAGACAATCAGGATTTCAGGTGCGGATCGTTATGAGACGGCTGTCGCAGTTGCCCGGAGTGATGGTTAGTGCCTGACTATGGACTAGGGCGTATCTTTATCCCAGATTCAAGGGATGAGGACTATCAGATTAGGAGTCTACTAGCAGTAGTAGAACCTAAGGCCTATGGATATTACTTAGGAAATATGTTTCTAGACCAGTCGTCTACTCCGCATTGTGTGGAGTTCGCGTGGCATCATTACGTGCAGACTGGCAAGGTTCGACCACAGCGCCAATGGCCGTATTGGACCCCTCATTCTCTCTATCCGATAATGCAGTTAAACGACGGCATACCCGGAGAGGACTATGCTGGTACAACGGTAAGGGCTGGCGCTAAAGTTTTAGCAGATCAAGGTTACATCAGCGAATATTATTGGGCTTGGGACCTAGAAACTATTATCGATACTGTAACGAGATTAGGTCCAGTAGTGGTAGGGACCAACTGGTATCCTAGTATGTGGTCACCTGATCAATTGGGGATCGTAAAGATCGAGGGTTCTCTTGCAGGTGGACACGCATACTTAATAGACGGCGCAAACCGCAATAGAGGTATGGCTCGTTGTAAGAATTCTTACAGTAAGAACTGGGGTATAAACGGTAGGTTCTGGATGCCCTTTGAGGTTCTTGAAAGACTGTTGAACGAGGGCGGCGAGGCATGTATAGCAGTTGAGGCTAGAACATAATGGAAACTAAAGAAATGCCTTGCTTGGTATGTGCAGACCCGGTTCAAGTATCAGTGGACATAGGTCCAGACGTAGACGTTCTTTGTATGGTTCATTTCTTCACTGAAGATGTGACTGAAGAATGGGAAGCGGGCGATGGGACTATAGAATAAAATGAGTGTATTTCCCGGCGTAAACAGTTTTGTACAGAATTACGCTGCTACTGCTACCAGAAGGGTCAAGCCCTTTATCTTGGCAGCTATACATATAACTGATAACTTTTCTCTAATGAGCGCAATGAACGAGGCCATCTATTCAAATAGGTGGGGATCAGGGGCGTCGTTCACGTTCGTTAATAACAGGAATGGAACCACTGTTCAGTGTCTACACCCAGAGTGGCAGGTACCGTTCACTAACGGATCATGGAGAAATTCTAATCGTAGTCTATGGACAGTTAATTACGCCATAAATAACCTATATGGCGCTAACGACTCTACTTTCATGACTATAGAAAATGTGGGTTGCGAGGGAATAGGTGCTCCCATAACAAATGAGCAGGTAGAGAAATGTGCTCAACTCATAGCATATGGAAGCAGATTAACGGGCATACCTGTTAATAGAGCAACAGTTCTAGGGCATAGGGATTACGATGCTGTAGAGCGCTACAATTGCCCTACTAGATATGATCTTAACTATCTTCTATATAGGATTATTAATCGCGCTAACCAGTTGCTTGCCCCGGCACCGGCCCCGGCACCGACACCAGCGCCAGCACCGGCAGGAGTACCGAACGTGTTATTGAGACAAGTACAGCAGGATTGGATCACCAAGAACGGTGGTGAGTTCTGGACAGGTGGACCCGGTATGGGAGAAAAGAAATACTTCGGCAATGGTGTTCGTATCCGAAGTCACTTTGAAGAGGTTGCTTGGTTTGGTCGAGCACCTAATCGATACCTGTCTTCAAACAAGTGGAGAGTAATCTCTTACAACGGGGAAGGACTCTGGATTCACAGGAGTTTTATAGACCCTGTTGCGAACACGAGAATACCTGCTACCGGATATGGACCGGCGTAAAGGAAGATAGTGGATACAGAACTTAGAACACCGGAGATGAGCATCGAGCAGCCTGACGGCACAATGATGGTCATCACTCCATTAACCGCAGAACTACAAGCTGGGTTACAGGCTGCTGGTGTAGCAGACGTACCTCCTCTTCAGGCTGCAACTACCAGATGGCCGGAAGGTCACATCATCTATCCCGGTATGAGGATAGGGATTTATGATCAGAAGTATCGAACTCCACGACTGTCTATCCCTGAGGATTATTACACTAGGGCGGAATGGAGTGAAGAGTTTTACTATTCAGAACCCCTAGTATACGCACTGGTTAACAGAGACATTGATCAGGCAGTCACCGCTGAAGAGTTTCAGTTTCCTGAAGAAGAAAAGGATACTAAGGAAGTTCTGCAACGATGGCGAGGTCGATTAAACAAGCCTCTAGGTCAGCAGGGTGGTCTTAGCGAGTATAACCGTCTGACTACGCTACGTACAATTCTAGGCGGATTGGTCATAACCTATGCAAATTGGGGTACAATATTAGTAAAGGGAAAGGTATACGAGGTTCCTATTAACCTTGTTAACCTTAGCGCCTCTTCTATTGTTCCTGATATCGACTCGTTCACTGGTCAACGTAAGTATTACTACAAGTTGAGTGAGCGTCAGTTACAGGACATCAAGAAGACTAGGAAAGATACCAAGAACAAGCCCGGTATCATTCAGATCATTCCGGATGCGAAGGAGAGAATCTTAACGGATATCTCGTTCGTTGAGGAGCACACTGAGTCAGCCCTGCTAGGGCACCATGCTACATGGATGACTTCTACCGGCGAGGGTGCTTGGTTAGACCTACCCCTAGACGACGCCTACATTATCAACTTCAGAGCAGATCAGCACGATTTGTGGCCTGTACCTTCTATCACTCCAATCTTCCCCTCAATTGCTATGAGCAGGAAGTTAAGGATGGCAGACTGGGCGGTCGCGGACGGTATGATCAATATGCTAGTGGTCTGGACCTTCCCGAAGGGCACGACTGAAACAGAGGGTCAAGCCTTTGTTAGTAAGTTCTCTAAGGGCGGTAGGGTACAGTCTCAGGCATTACCAGAGGGAGTTAAGGTAGAGATTATCACGCCTGACTCTACGATTCTGAATTCTTCAGAAAAGTTCTGGCAGCCAACTAGTGAAATACTTGCTCACTTTGGGTATCCCCTGAACAGCAAAAGCCGTGGAGCCGGTGACCTCGATTCTGGTCCGTTGGACCTGTCTACGAACCGTTCACGATTGCGTATACTAAGGGAAACTATCGAAGATCACAACAACTTCTTCTTAAGACAGATGAAGGAGAGGAACGGTTGGGATTACGACGTATGGGCTTTAATCCAGAGTCGTGACCTTGATGACGATGCTAACTTCCGGGCATTCGCTACCAGCCTATATGATCGTGGGCTTCTATCAATTGAAACAATGCTCGACCTTGCTAACACCAGCATGGAGCGTGAGAAGGCTCGACGTGAGCAGGAAGACAGCGAGGGTCTTGATGAAGTATTCGAAATCCGACCTTCATTCGCTCAAGGCGTTGTTGGGACTGCGGGTGATGGCCGACCTCCTAAGGCTTCGAGCCCTCCAAGCGAAACCCAAGGTGACAAAGGAAAAGGCCAGAGTCGATCCACAAGAGGACGAGCGGCCACAAGCGCAAAGGTAACGTCAAGTTAATGGATGAACTATTAACCGGAGTTTTAGAGGCTTCTATAGCAAATCCTCATGATAAGTATGAGGTAGATATTGTCGCTGATGTTGCATCAGTGGGTCTTACAGACACGCTCTTTAACAAGGATTTAAAGATCGACTGGACTGAGGACATGCTGGAGAGTGCAGCATCAACGTTAATGGGTATGCCTATTAACATGAAGGCACCCGCTGAGGATGGAAAGATTGATCCTCACACTAACATTGCGATTGGCAGAGTAGACTCGGTTAGTTACGATAAGTCTCGTCAACGGCTATTAGCCAAGGGTAAGCTGTGGAAGCACTACTTCCCTGAGACTATCAAGGAACTGGAGAAGATGCACGCTGATAAGAAGGCCCAAGTGTCAATTGAGTTTCAGCCTACCGAGGCCGATTTCCCTGAAGACGGGGTTATCCGACCGACTGCTGGAAGGTTCCTAGGATTCGGCGTCGTTAACAAGGGCGCTGACAAGGGAAACTTTATCCATTTGCTTGCCTCAGCAAAGCAAGAGGACGAGGAACGAAAGTCTGCTGCACCTGTTGCCGCATTGCCGGGATCATTTGAATGGATTGGGGAACGCTTAATACAGCACCTTAATGCAAGCGCCAGTGTGGACGATCATTCAGAGATAAATGTCTTTGGAACTTTCTCTGATCATTCGATCTGGCACAGTAATGGAACCTACTGGCAAACACCGTTTACTATCACTGATCGTACTAATATAATTTTTGGTGATACAATAGAAGTAGAACCGGACTTTAAACCGCTGTCTGCGGCTGGTCCTGAGGAACCCGTTGTAGAGCCTGAACACAAGGAGGCTATCAAGCCAATGGCTGAAATTGCAGATACGGAGCTTGAGACCTTAAAGGCCTCTGCTGCGAAGGCAACTGATTTAGAAAAGGAACTCGAAACGCTTAGGGCTGCTGTCGCTGAAAAGGACAAGGAGTTAGAAGCTGCTAATGAGTTCAAGACCACTGTAGAGCAAGAGCGCGAAACCGCTCGTCTTGAGAAGTTGGCTGCATCTCGTGTAGAGGAAATCGAAAAGATTCGAGAGTACGATGACGACAAGCAAAAGACTGAGGCTGCTGAAGCCTTCAAGACTATGGACGAGAAGCAATTCGAAGCCGTAAAGACACTTCTACAGGCATCCGCTGGTGTTAAGGGCGGAGTTAGAGAAGACGCAACAATCAAGAATCCTCATTCTGAAGACGCTGACGGCGAAGCCGAGAAGTTTGTCGGTAGTGAAGATTACAAGCGATTAGTTGCAAGCGCTAGCGTCAAGGAGGACGATAAGTAATGCCAAGTCAATTACAGACAGGCTCATACACGACTCGCTTGCCGTTCCACGTTAACGACGTTGGTAACGATGACCTGTTCAGCATTACTGTCGCGGAGTTTACAACTGATGTAATCCCTGCTGGTACTGCTATGGCGAAGGACGCTACTTCGGGTGAGTACGAGCCTTACGACGAAGGTGCCGGTGGTGATGGTACCGCAGTCGGTTTCTTAATTAATGATGTAGATGCGACAAATGGGCCTGAGTTGGGTTCATTGATGGTCCGTGGTGACGTTCGCACTGGTTCAATCTTCGGAATGGACGCTGGTGCTTTCGCTGACCTTGCCGGTCGCTTCTTCTTCGTGTAAGTTTCTTAGGAGGATTTAAGATATGTCACTTTGGAACGACATTCCGTTCTTAAGAAACACGACTCTGACCGCTTTGATCAATGATATCAAGGTTGGTGGAGCCTTAATCGGTTCACAGTTGATCCCTGATCGTCAGGTTGACACTCGAACGTCTGAGTGGGAGTCTGTACGTGGTGGTAGGAACATTGCTCCTATCGTAGCATACGATGCCCAGAGCCCCTTGGTCAAGCGACCGGGCGTTCAGACCTTCAGGGCTGAGATGCTAGATATCCGTGAGAAGTACCTCCTACGAGAGGCTGATCTTGCTGGATTCACTCGACTTCCGGGTACGAGGGACACACCGTTCACTGCACAGGCTCACATTGCTGACCAGTTAGCACGTATGCGATCTGACGTTGAATCTCGTAAGGAGAAGATGCGCTGGGACGTTATTCTAACCGGTATGCTTGTCCACAACGATGTTGTTGACGGTCAGAAGATCGCGTTCTCTTTGGACTATGCAATTCCGTCTACCCAATTCAGGACTCTATTAACCACTGCACAGTGGGATGAGCCTACAGCTACAAGCACGGCTAACATCGTAGAGGACTTCAACGCTGCTAAGGCTTTGGTTCGAGAGGCTACCGGTGAGCAGGTTCGTGTCGCATACATGAACAGCAACACTGCACGCTATATCAACCAGAATCAGGCTATTCGTAATCAGTATCTATACACCGATGGTGGCTCTCGATTAGTCGAGACTGAGAACATTACGGATATCATTAGCAATGTTCGAATTGTTACTTACGACGAAGGTTACAAGACCGACGTTGAGTGGACTGGTTCATTCCAGTACTACCTACCTAACGACAAGGTTGTCTTCTGGGCTTCTGGTCGAATTGGCGGCGATCCCTTCGCTGACATGGCAGTTGCTCCGAATGTTCTAGCCGATGGCACCATCGTAAGAGGCGTCTTCGCAGAACAGTGGACACAGCCTGACCCGACTCGTGAATACATTAGAGTTGGTACGTCATGTATCCCTCGTGTATTCCACCGAGACTGGCACGTTGTTCTAACGGTCGCTGGTTAAGCCTTTCCGTAAGGATAATCCCTAAGGGGAGACCCGAAAGGGTCTCCCCTCTTTCATCTCTGTGAGGTATAAATGGCAGCAGTACTTTCTTTAAGAGTATATACTGGTACCAACGCCGCGACGGAAAGCGCCGCTGTTACAGGCATTGACTTTATCAGTGCTGATAATGCGACCAACTCTCTAGGCAATCGTCAGGCCAACCCTGTTACTGTAGGTACTAACAGTTTTAGCAAGCATCTTCGATTAAAGATCGATACTGCTCCTGCTAACGCTGTCACGAACTTTAAGTTCTGGACTGACGGTTCTGGTCAAGCAAATGTAGGATTACGAGCAAAGTTGGCAGTGGGTACGGGTGGTGCTACACCGGGTACAGGAGACACTACTCCTTCAGCTACCGCTCTAACGGGCGATGCCGATGCCTACTCTTACACTTCTGGTGCTAAGGGTACATGGGACGCAGCATCTTATTCTGCCCAGAATGACGTTACCAAGTCTATGGTTCTACAGTTGCAACCGACTGGCGCAGCCAGCGCTGGTAACTGGACTCAGGAAACTCTTAACTACAGTTACGACGAAACATAATCGTAAAGGATAGTCAACTCAATGACAGCGACATTCGAATATACGGCTGAACTCCAACTCAATGATGGTTCACTTGTGCCAATCGACCTTGAACAACGCGGGTGGGCAGAGCCAGAGCGCTTAGCCAATACCCGCGTTTTCACTTTAATTCCCAAAGACCCCACTAGCAGATGGCCTCTTCTTCGAATTCATATTCCTGAAGGGGCTAAGCCTGTGTTCAAAACAAGAATGAATATAGGTATTACTGCTGGGTATGAGATACGGGTATATGCGGCTGGTTGGTTCAAAGATGGCGAGAACCATTGGACATGGCTGTTCCCTAACGGTGCCATGGAGCGTGAGACGGACGATCCCACTCTTAACGATCTTCTTACACATGCAATGAATGACGCATGGAGAGCACAACTACCTACAGGTAAGTAATGGCAGAACTTTTTGCAAACGATGCATACACAACCCTAGACGGCGATATCGATGATAACGATACAACTCTTGTTGTAGCGGATGGCGTGCTATTCCCCGCCGAGGGTGATTTCAGGATTCGTATTGATGACGAGTTCATGCTTGTTACCGGAGTATCCGGTACTACATGGACTATAGAACGTGCGGTAGAGGGCATGGGGGTAGCCGTAACCGGGACTGCCGCATCGCACGTCGATGGCGCAGAGATTAGACAGGTTGTTACTCGTGATGCTCTAACAAGCGGCCTAGGTGGCGGCGGAAGTAGTTACCCTTTGGACATTGAACCAGAGAATACACACGCCAAGAGCGACGAATTCAACGAGGATGGGGTGCTTGACGCTAAGTGGACTTCGGGGTTTAAAGCAACTACAAAGACAGTGGCCCACAGTTGGTTAACGATTACGCCGAATGGTTCTGGATTCGCACACAAGATTTATCAGGTCGCTCCTACAGGTGATTTCGCAATATCGTTAAAGAGTTCATGGCCCAGTGGTATACCGCTAACCGATACAAGGCCGGGGCTTTTCGTCGCTAAAACAGCACAGACCAAGGCTTTGGTGGGTGGCTTAGGAATATCGGGCGGTCCTAGCAAGGCTATGTGGATTGAACACAGCAACTACAGCGAAGTTGCTGACTGGGGCGCTTATAACGGTGGATTCTCGGGCAACCTAGGAGGTACCTACGCAGGCGGGCCGATATGGCATCGAATGCGATGGGTATCGGCCTCTAGCACGGTGTTTATAGACTGGTCTGCCGATGGCGTGACTTGGTACGCTGGATCGTCACGAGCCAGTTGGTCGCAGCCTGATCGTATTGGTATAGTGATCGAGAACAACAGCGGAAACACGTCTGTTAACGACTCTTACAACATTGATTGGTTTAGGGTGAGCGAGTAATGGCATTACTTTGGACTGATAGTTTCGATGGTTATACTGCGGAGAATACTATGACTTCTCGCTATCCTTTGGGTGGCGGGTTCGGTGGTCTTACGCTTATGGACGGTCGTAATGGAGGTAGGGCCTTTAGGGCACCCTCTATTTCAACCGGCAACACCGTATACGTGGGTCAGGCTTTTGAGACTAATCAAACTGAGATTATCTTCGGAATGGCATTTCAATGGTTAAGTTTCAGTGCTGATACTCCGATCTTTACCCTAACTGACGGTGCTTCAACGCAACAGATACGTCTTCAAGGCAGTGCTTCTAATCAATTAGAAGTCTATAGAAACGGTACAGTTATCGCATCCGCACCTAATCCGTTTCTGCTGGGGAAATGGTTTATGATGGAGGGCTACATCAAGGTAGCCAACTCTGGTGGTCGCTTTGTAGTGAAAAAGGATGGGGTTACGATCATCGATTTCACAGGCGATACCCAATCGACAGCCAATGCATACGCTACCCATTGGTATCTAGGTACATTCCAAGGCCCAAACGGCGTTGGGTACGGTGCCGATGACCTTTATATACTAACCCCCACCGGAGACGATCCTGTCACTTACTTGACTGACTGGAAGGTGGAATCTGCGTGGGTTACCGCCAATGGTAATTCAGCCCAGTTTACGCCATCCGCTGGTTCTAACTGGCAGAACGTAGACGAGATTAACTCGGATAGCGATACTACGTACAATTCTAGCAATACAGTAGGTCATAAGGATACCTTCGTTATCGAGGACTTAGCAACTACCAGTGGCGAGGTCATCGCAGTGCAGGTATTTGAAATATGGCGTAAGGATGACGTAGGTGCGAGAACTGCAAGGCAGATTGTACGTTCCGGGGGTACCGATTATGAGGGGCCTGATGTCGCCATGAACGATGCTTACTCTACCAATGTTCGTGCGTTACCAGAAAACCCTGATACTTCTGCCCCATGGACTATCAGCGAGGTTAACTCAGCCGAGGTCGGGTATAAACTAGAGGCATAACCGATGGCTGGAATCAGAGTAACCAAGGTTGAAGTCGATGTTCTGGTTATACCAGATAACCGCAACCTAAGGGTTACAAAGGTCGAAGCAGACGTAATGCTTCGTGACAGTTTAATACATAGCGCTTTCTCGGCATCGTCAAAGTTTAAAGGTGCTAGCAATAAGGGTGGTACCAAGAATACAGGTACTACTAGTCTTGTCCTTAACAAGCCTGACGGAACGGCGCACGGCGATACTCTTGTGGCTATCATTAGCGACAATGCAGGTTCGAACACGTCTATTACCCCGCCTACCGGCTGGACGTTGGTACAGGATCGTCAGGTGGACGGCACCACCTTGGGACAGGCGATTTACTACTATCCTGTTCCTGCTAGTGCGCCAACATCGTTCACTTGGACGCTAACTGGGTCAGTAAACTCTGCTGGCGTTATTAACCTTCTAGGTAACGTTGGAGCAGTTAACGTAGTTGGTACACAACTTAACGCCTCTAGTACGAACATTGTTGCGCCATCTGTTAACGTAACAAGTCCAAACGCACTTCTTCTATTCCTTGCGACGATTGCCGCTAACACGTCTATTACCCCGCCTACCGGCATGATCGAAAACTTAAACAGCGATCAGGGTCATAGTGGTGTTACTACCGAGATTGCCTTCTCTACCCCTACTCCTACAGGCGCTACTGGTACGAGAACAGGAGTAGCGGGTGCCGCAGGCCGAAACTTTGGCACGTTATTAGCATTCGAAGTGTTAGATATTGTGGAAGAGGAACTGACAGCAGATGCTGTGTTGATGCCCTCGTTCACAGCAGACGCCGTTCTGTCACGAGCACCGTTAAGTTCCTTCTTCACTGGCATATTGGGTCGAATGGACTCGACCCCCGGCCACTTTATGCCGGGTAACATAGACCAGCCAATATCGTCATATGAATTCACTGCGGACGCTATCCTTAGAGCGATCCTAGAACAGCCCTTCACCGCAGATTCTATATTCCTTCGGCAGGCGCAGGCTTCGGTCGCGGCTGACGCAGTACTTCTAGCAGAGGTCCTGTCTCAGTTCACAGGCGATGCTATACTGCATAGAAATATAGATGGTACATTCACAGCAGACGCATTCCTATTTAAGGTAGTTGAAAGTAGTTTCAGCGCAAACGCTGTACTATTTAAGACTATTCTCAATACCATCAGCGCAAACGCTATCCTACGACAGAATATAGAAGATGATTTCACAGCCGATTCTATACTTCAGGTAGTTGTACAAAACTCATACACTGCGGATGCTATAGTTCTTGCTACAATTGGCTTCACTACAACAGCAAATGCTGTCTTACTGAAGACTGCTACCAGTAGTTTTACTGCTGACTCTGTATTTAGTATTATAGTCAGTGGTGATTTTACGGCAGATTCTCTATTGCTAAAGGTAGTAAGCGGCGGAATCGTTGCTGACGCTATTCTTCTTGGTATAATAGAAGGCAGTTTTACAGCCGATTCTAGGCTATATCCAAGACCTGAGAGCGTTCGGAATCCGCATTTGTCACCCGACAATGCCCCATTCGTGCTAATTGGAAACGTACCATCCCACTTGGCTGGTGAGATACCGGATGTTCGACTATCGCCGGGTGGTTTGAATCAGGTCGGACAAGGAAAGTTCGTTAAGAGAGTTAAGATACCATGAGTCTAACGTTTTATGTGGGCGACTACGGGCCTGTACCTGCCGCAGTAACAGAAGAAGATGGGATCACACCTGCCACCCCGCTATCAGCTTCTGCGGATATTGTGAATTTGCATACAGGAGCGACCGTGATTGCGGGCGCTACTTGTCTTGTGGAAACCGGCACGGCTGCTTACATTATACCGAGTGGTAGCCCAATAACCGCTACACCGGCTAGATACACGGCTTTCATTACCGTTGATATAGACGCTACTACCAGACAATCGGTAGCAGTGCCCTTTGACGTGTTAGACAAGTCCTCTAGCCTGATTGTTGATAGATGGCGCAGGAGGGTAGAGTTCGCTGCACCTAATCAGGATGCTGTTTCTGACCAAGAGGGTAGGGATTGGATCGATCAAGCTGTAGGTGTTCTGAATAGATACCGAAGCACAGACTACACAAGTGTCTTGGCTTCTATAACTCCTACTCCTTCTGCTGGTGACGCAGACCTTATCGCTTCAGTAGCCTCTCTTCTAGCCCGAGCCTCATGGTGGGCTGGTAAGGGCAACTGGCGGGATGAAGAGATGAGTTTCGACGGTACCCCTTTTGAAAGAGAGTGGGCTAGACTAGAGCCTAGACTAGAGATTTCTAGCCTTGAAGGCTGGTTCGGTGGGGACTTCTCACATACCACTGACATGTACAATCGAGATAAGACAGACAGGTTTGGTATTCCGGATGATCCGGATGACTACTTTGATCAGGAATGGTTAAGAGATAATCAAGCCGAGATATAATGCCAATTGGCGGAAGGAACAATGGAGAAGACTAAACTCCTCTACATAGGTGACTACTCGAACACTGGGTTCGGAAGCGTTGCTAAGGGTTTACTACGTGAACTAAGTAAGCGGGAAGACCTAGACATACTACAGTTTGGGATCAACTACCACGATACAGATGAGTTCGAAGAGAACTGGAAGATAGTTCCTGCTGGCTGGAGTCGCTGGCAGGGTGGTCTAATGTCAGACGATCCGTACGGTATGACAAGGATTGACTTCTTTCTTAAGAAGTTTGACCCCGATATCGTGTTCATCAATAATGACTATACAGTAGCCAAGCAGTACATGACTCGACCGGTTGTGGGAAAGAAGGACGAGACCGAATTAAGCGAACTTGCTAAGCACAGGTCTATTAAAATCCTTTATGCACCTATCGACTCTGAACCAGTTCCTCCTCTGTTTATGGAAATAGCCAAGATGTTCGATCTAAACATCGCTTATACCGCTTGGCAACGTATGTTAATGTCGGAACGCGATCCCCTGTTTGCAATGATGCCAGTTATGTATCACGGGTTTGATCCTGATATCTATACACCCATGGACAAGAGTGTCGCAAAGCAAGTTCTAATCGACATAATGCACTCTCACAACAGTAAGGTGCCTCGTGAAGAGATACAGAAGAGGATAGAGGACAAGTTCTTAGTTCTGTTCGTAGGAACGAACCAGTTTAGAAAGGACTTGCCATGTTTGTTCAGAGCATTCGCGCTTCTGGAAGATGACATTGACAATGCTGTACTGTTACCTCATACCGAAGTTATCCCTCGGGGTTATAACGGATGGAATTTAGCAAACTTACAGTACTTGACTGAAGTAAACAAAGTTATCCTAATGATGTCTGCTAGTCACTATACAGAAGACGAGATGAACGTGTTCTATAACGCAGCCGATGTTCTTGCTTTTCCAACCAGAGGAGAGGGCTTCGGACTACCTTCATTTGAGGCTATGGCAACTAAGACGCCCGTGGTTGCGACAAGGTTCGGACCTCAAGAAGAATTCCATATGGACGACAGAGGATACTTCATTGATATCCTAGATATGACGCCCAAGGACATAGCCGGATGGTCGTGGTTTGCCCTACCTGACCATCGATCCCTGTATAAGTGGCTTAAGCATGTGCATGACAACCCACAGGAGGCCACAGAAAAGGCAGAGAGGGCCTTTGACTGGGTAAAGGGGTTCACATGGCATAATCAGGCGAACATGCTGTATGACATTTTATCAAAACTGCCAAGGAAGACTGATGCCAACGACGTTCAAGCAACTGAAGCCAATCCAGATCAAGACTAAGACTCCTGACGCTCAACGAATACTCTGCACCGAGTGTGGAGGTCTTCAGGCCATGGCTCAGACATCTATTCGATTGGATTGTGATAACTGTGGTGGTACAGGGTATGAGAACTTCTATACTACGTTTGATGCTGCTGCTAGTTATCGTCCCGGTGCGGTATCACGTTGGAATCAGGTTGAAGGTCGGGTTGACTACTTCGGAGAGTGCTCAATTAAGTTAGACTATAGATATAGGCCTGTCTTAAATAATGCTTCACATATCGTAATGGATGGAATATCTTGGAAGTTTGCCATGATACGCGATCCCGGTGAAGCGATGGGTCAGCATAGGATAGTTTTACTTCTCTCTAGAAAGTAGGTAGGAAATGAAAATTGATGAAACCACTGAGCAGTTTATTGCTGATACCTTGGAACGTGAGCACAGACGGCTAATAGCCACACTGCTATTTGAACTAGAGTCTTATTTCGGCAAGGATAAGCGTGTCTCGGACATTGTTAAGAACGTGGCAAACGGCTCTAAGCGTATTATGTTTACTCAGATTACAAAGACTGAGGTCGAATCTAAACATGCAGGTAACGGCTGACGCAAGTAGATTACTTTCTCGATTAAGGAAACTCACACGAGAACTTCCTGTCATTGCTGATGCTGCGTTGATTGTAGGCGCACAGTCTGTTCTCAACTCTGTACGAACTAACATTAGGTCTTCTTGGGTAGACCACAATCAAGTCGGGTTCGATCTAGATCACTTCTTATCGATCATCGATAGCGTAGAGGCTATGGATGGTGGTGGAGTAGGTATCCTGAACGTTACCAAGATGGGTACTCACCAAGACTTAGAGAAGATCAGGGGAATTCCGGGCTTATGGCACCAAGGCACTGGACAAGGTGAAAAGTTCGGCTTGTTTGTGAACCAAGTTGGTATGTTCTTCGATCATGTCGCAGAGTTAGAGGCTGGCAGGCGTCAGAGATGGGGCGATACTGAGCCGCAGTGGTGGTTAATAGAGTATGGAACGTTAGGTTCAGGGGCGTATGCCCCGCGAGGACCCAAGAGTACAATCACCAACACTGCGCTAGGTGCGACCTCTAGAACGTATAACTTAGTATCTAACGTTGTAACCAGAATGTTTAAACAGCGCGGTATCATCGCATAAACTGATATAATGGAAGTAGCATGGTAGATCAGACTTTTACTGCAAACGCATATATTGTTGAGGTTGATTACAACCGTCTACCTAGCATTGATGAACTCAGCGAGTACTCGATCAGGAACCACCTGAGTAAGAGGCTCCCTGCTTTCAACTTGCATATTCCTATTTATCCTTCTAACGAAGGATGGCCGGATTACGAGACCGTTGAGCGCCCCTCAGTCATGCTATGGGTTGGGGACATAAGCGATGAGGGTATGGAGTTAGGTTCAAGCGGTGAGCGTTACGTTGTTAATGCTCACATCTTTGCTAACAACGATGCTGAACGGGCTAGGATTGGTTCAGTATTGAAGGATATCTTTAGAAGGACTATCCCGATTTACAATTACGTAACTGGTAATGAAGTTGACCCTGATCCCACAGGTGAGTATTTCCGTACTGACGACGTAGGCTGGCAACGAATTCCGCATATTTACAACGCGCCAGATGCAGAACGATGGAGAGCAGTTGCTACTGCCGTCCTAGTTCGCGTCTCATAAATCTTCAAGGAGAGAAGTGGATAAATGCCTCGTTTAAGTCAGGATGCTGCTAACCTAGCACCCTTCGCAATCACACCTAACTTTGTAACTCAACTCCGCCGTGTACAGACTGTTAACACGGCTGGTGATCGACCCTCTAATCAAGAGCGTGAAGTTGGTAATGAAACCATTATTGGTACTACCTTCGATCCGCCTGACGTTACGGTCTCCCTAGAAGCTAACCTAGTTAATAGTCGTCTATTGGCTATTATGGCTAACATCGATCCTGATGACACATGGACTGGTGAAACAATCCAAGACCTTCTAGGTAACTGCGACATCGACATTAACCTAGTACAGAGAAACACGTCACGTACAGCATGGCTACAGAGCGTGTACATGCGACAGTGTTCTCTAAGTTCGTACTCAATCTCTGCATCAACTGACGCTTCTGCTACTGAGACGTTCGAGTTCGCTACAGACAACAAGACTGCCTTCGAACGATACGTCCAGACGGACCTTCTAACCGCAGGCTCTAACGGTCAAACTGCCTTCACCTTAACTGATACTCCGGTCCCACTGACCAGAGGTAAGGTTGCAGGTAACAAGGCCATTAGTGTTCAGTTAGCCGCTGAGGGTGAGTCTAGTACTTACTTCATCGAAGGCGCAGATAACGACTATACCATTTCTGGTACAACCCTAACTCTGTCTGCTGGAGCCGCTGCTCTTGTACAGACCGGTGATGGCTTGGCTGTAAGTTACCAGATCGCTACACCGCCCGGTGGTGATCCCTATCAGGCTAAGGATACGATTAGCCCCGCTGCTATCCGTGGATACCCGAACATCCCGGTTACGCTGAAGGTTGGTGGTAACACTATTCCGTTCAGGGGAATGCAGCAGTTCAATGCTACGATGAATCTTAACACCAATGTAGAAGTTGGTATGGGTTCACAGGCTATTGGATCAGAAAGGGTCATCCCCGCCGAAGTTACTGGTGACTTCACCATCTTCCAAGAAGACTACACTGTAGAAAAGGCTCTTATTGCTGGAACTACTTCATCAACGGATACCGACTATCCTATCGATGCCTACAGGGACGACTTGATCTTCGTTGTAGAGTTCCAGCATCCTGATACCGGTACTGTTCTACGTAGGGACACCCTTTCAGGTGCTACAATCTCTGGTGATGGTAGGGATATCGCTGTAGGTAACGCCGTTGGTAAGACCTACAACTTCACTGCCGCTTCGGACTTCAGTTGGTTCAACGACAAGATCGTGTAATCTAACTAGTTGAGATATAAAGACCCACCGCTAGGTCCAAACCCTACGGTGGGTCTTTTGCTTTCAGGAGGCCTATGTTACGTAACGTACTCTCTCTTTTTTTGGCATTGGTGTTGCTTACAGGCACCACGGTAGCGGGACATCAAGAACTTGCTGACGCTACTAATGCATACAGGATATCTTTAGGGCTAACCCCATTAACAATCGATTCGACGTTGGATGACTTTGCCTCTCAACGTGCAGTCGAAATCGTATCGTACTTTAGTCATCAGTATTGGTGGTCTGAGCAAGTATGTTGGAAGGCGATGGGCGAAAATCTTGCTATGGCAAATGACGCTATCATACAGCCAACAGGATTGTCGATACAAGATTACTTCATCAACCTATGGTCAAATTCACCAGACCATAACAAGAACATGACTGGCAACTACACCCATATAGGAACGGCCATACATACGGTAGAGGACACCCACTTTGCTGTTCAGATATTCTGGCTACCGTGTGATGCCGGATCGCCAGTACCCCCTACACCCGCCCCTATGATCGAACCAATTTCTCTAACCATGTTGCCGGATACTAGAACGACTCCGTAAAATCTGCTATAATCCGATACGATAGGAAGCTGAGCGAGAATCGATTATCGATTCGAGCGGGGATGAGGGGCGACGGAAGTCGCCCCTCTCTAGCGGAGC